CAAAAATTAGAAAATGAAGTATACCCATTTCAATATTCTATCAAAGAGAACAATACTGATATATCAAAGAAAGAGAGGAAACATTTATTATCTATTGATCATTTATTATTTTTACAATATCCGGAGTATACTTCTAAATCAAATAATATTGAATCAATAATTGAAAGAAACAGTACAAGTGTTGAATACAGAAAATCACTTTCTAAATATATAGATGAAATAACTATACCACCATTGTTTAAAAATAATTTTTTAAATGATTTACAATATGAATTAAATATTGGCGTAAATTTATCTATTATTAAAGATAATTTATCGATAATTCAAAAATCGCATTTAACAAGTTCAAAACACTGGGCAATTAATGTCTATGTATACAATGATATAATTGAAAAATTATTGAAATTTCCTTTTAATTCAAAAGAACTTACAACTATGCAAAATATTTTGAATAATATTAAAACACTCTTAAAAATTGTACAATCTGATATTGCAAGTATGGAACATTCTTTACAAAAAAAAAGTATATATCAAATTCAAAAAGAGAATCATCAATATGTTGAATTACTACAAAATATAAATTATATTGAAATAAAATTGAAACCATTAGAGAGTTCGGAATGGATTTACGATACTTGTTCCGGTTTTAGAATTTCACAAATTGGGGATGAGTTTCGTATTTATTCAGAATTTCCAGATGAATTATTAGCACTCTATTCAAAAATACTTTCTTTAAAAAAAAACAATTTTGTAGTTTTGAAAATGGATGAAATTAATGAAACACAACATAAAAACACAATAACACATAAAATCGAAGCAAATTCTAATGCATGGGCATATGTATATTATAAAATGTTTGGTGAAAATATTGAATATTCACAAAAAAATGATTATGCAGTTACAAACATACTAAATACAGCTAAGAAATTAAATCTACCAATTGAATATTTAATATAATCAAAAATGGCTCACTATGAATATTATAGTAACATATGCACACTTGTTGAATCCAACCGCAAGTCTCACGTAAGTCTCATCAAACATCTTTGCGCTGAATTTGGACACCCGGAAAAAGCCGAAGAGATGGAACGTAAATACATCGGTGATTCGATTCGTATCAAGAAATTCAAAGATCCTTCTGCACCGAAGCGTGCTCGCAGTAACTATCAGTTGTTTAGCGATAAGATTCGTGCTACTATTCGCAAGTCTCTAACAAATCCTACATTCACAGATGTTGTCAGACAGACGGCTAAGAATTGGAAAGAACTAGACGATAAAGAAAGAGTAATTTACAATAAAATGGCTGAAGAAGACAAGGCTCGTTATGCTAAAGAGTTAGAAGAATATAACAGCCAAATCTATTCTACCAATGTTGGTAGTTCTAACTAAATAGATTTAGTTTTGAACTTATGTTTATATTTCTCATTCACCCCCTTTAATATAGATAGAAATATTTATATTTCTTCCCCTTTGTATATTTATTAAAAACAAATACTAAAAAAATCTTTAAAATCTTTAAAATCTTTAAAATATTTATTTAAAAAGTAAATGTTGAAATCATCCTAAGTAGATTTTTTTTTATTTTTTGTTCATATTTTTGTCTTTGATTTTATTATTTATAAAATATCTTATAAATATTACGTGAAATTCAAAAAACATATATAAGGAGAAGTATACTATATAATAGTATACAAAAATGGCTCACTATGAATATTACAGTAATATGCGCACAATTGTTGAATCCAACCGCAGTTCTCACGTAAGTCTTATTAAACGTGTTTGTGCTGAACTAGGCCAACCGGAAAGAGCCGAAGAGATGGAACGCAAGTACATCGATGATTCGATTCGTATCAAGAAATTTAAAGATCCTTCTGCCCCTAAACGTGCTCGTAGTGGCTACATGTTGTATTGCGAGAAGACTCGCGATACGGTTCGCAAGTCTCTACCGAAGACAGCTCAATTTGCAGATATTATCAAGAAGATGGCAAAGAATTGGAAAGCACTTGACAACAAAGAAAAAGTATCTTACAACAAATTGGCTGAAGAAGACAAGGCTCGCTATGCTAAAGAATTGGAAGAATACAACAGTGAAATCTATTCTACAAATGTTGGTAGTTCTAACTAAATATGTTAAGACCCCCTCTCTCCCATTAATATAGGTAGAAATATCTATATTCCCCCCTCCCTATTCCCTATCCATTAATATAGGTAGAAATATCTATACTCCCCTCGTATTTTTCATAAAATAAAAAAAAACTTTAAATTATATTTGTGGGAATCTTTTCCACTTTCGTTAAAAAACTTTAAATTATATTTGTGGGATATCCTTTCCACTTTTCGTTTTAAAAACTTTAAATATATTCCAAGTACTTATTCTCTATTCATATTCATATTAAAATTAGCTGTTACAGGATAATGATCGTTTCCTGATATAGGTGGAGCTTGATAGGAAAGACACTCTAAATCATCACCTTTAAATAAAATTCTATCTGGAAAACCAGGTAATCTTAAATTTTTTTTAGGTAACTCTTGGTTTTCATTTCCTGTTTTTAATTTTTTAAATAGTTTGTTATAAAATATTTTTTTACTTATATTTTTAAACAAACTTGTCTTATTTTTATAAAATTCATAGCAGCCTGTTTTAGAATTTCTTTTATATGTGGGTAAAAATACCATAGATTTGTTATCAGTTGCGTCTTCACTCACAATTATATCTATTGGAACCATATTTGCTGGATCCTCACTATAATCATAAACTCTTTCTTTAAAATCTTGCCAAAAAGGAAGTTTTAGTACTTTTTTCATCGAATCAGTCTTATATAAAATTTGTTTAATAATTAGTCCAGTATATTCATCAATTTGGTCAGGTTGATCATTTACCCGACAACAACATGTGTCGTTTCTACAAATTTTTTTATTACAATTGCTACAATTAGGGCAGTTTGCCAGAGAAATATTATTATATATTTTCATTTTTTCTTCAATATCCATTTGGTGTAATTGTCTAATTACTTCATAAAACTGATAACATTTTTCTATATTATTATTTTCATCCTCTTCTGGTTTGTGATTAAAACTATATAATTTACCAGGGTTACATTTTACATTTTTTTTATAACCAATATCTAATGTACTTCTTGCATTTAAATCTCCCATAAAGATAACATTTCCGTTTTTCATATCTTCATTTAATTTATTTTTAATATTATTTAGAGCATGTATGGTATTATTTTGTCCGTTCTCAATAAATGGTAAATGAACATTTATTATGGTAATAGAATTAAAAACTGGACTCATATCACTTGTATCCTTTTTTATATCTAATTTAATTACAGTGCCTCCTTTAGTAGAAGTAAGATGCTCAGTAGAAGAATGTTCTCCCATACTTGTCAATGGTATTTGGATCTTAGTGGTTGTAATATGATAAGGTGTTGTTGTTTTTTTAAAAATTAATAAAGTAATATCAAATCCTTTTATAGAAGCAGTTAAAGATGTTAAATTTAAATTTCCAACTAATTCCCATTGAGTATCTACATCTAAATTATTAAGTATTTTGTTTAAAGTCGTTTCAACCGTATTATGATGTATAACTTCTTGAAAACCAAAAATTAACAAATCATTAACTGAAAAATTGTTTCCAGTTTCATTATTATTTAATAATTTTTCTATTTTTTCTGTTACTAATAAGTATCCTAGTTTATCGAGTATTTTTATATCTCCGTTGTCTTTTTTTATATTTTGTTTTTCATCTAATCCATGCCCTAAATTCCAACTTCCACACCAAATTTTTAATGGTTGTAAAATTTTATTATTATTATTAAAAAATGGTTTTCCCCCTCTATTAACATATTTCACTAATTTATTACTAGACTTAGATTTTTTGTTATTTTTTGTATTTTTTTTCTGTTTTCTTTTAGAACTAATTTTTTTTTTTAAATTATATTTTTGTTTAGATTTACGTGTGACCTTACGTGATTTGTTTTTGATTGGCATTATATAATAAAAGGAGAAATTAATTATTAATATTTAATAATTGCAAGAGGTAAGATTATAAAAAAATAATTAAATAAATAAAGATATATATCAATAGGTTGATCCACTACAGTTTGTACAATACCACAAATTAAACCAATTTCGGATTCTTTCATTATATTACTATTACTCTTATCTACGCTTTTCGAGCATTGATACAATGTTGAATTGTCCTTTTTCGCGGGCGATTTCCAGCGGTGTCATACCGTTCTTCCTCGCCTTGTTGACGTTCGCGCCGTTGTCCAGCAACAGCCGTACCACGTCGACGCGACCCTCCTGGCAGGCGATGTACAGCGGTGTCATACCGTTAGTCCTCGCCTTGTTGACGTTCGCGCCGTTGTCCAGCAACAGCCGTACCACGTCGACGTGACCCTCCTGGCAGGCGATGTACAGCGGCGTTACACCGATAATCGACACAAAGTCAGCCTTCGCGCCTTTGTCTAGCAGCAGCCGTACCACGTCAACGTGGCCCTCCTGGCAGGCAATGAGCAACGGCGTCCAGCTGCCCTTTTCCGCCTTGTCGACCTCCGCACCCTTGTCCAGCAGTAGCCGCGCCGTGTCGACGTGGCCGTTCCGGCTGGCGACATACAGTGGTGTCAAGCCGGATGACTTGTCGACATCCGCGCCATTGTTCAGCAACAGCCGCACCACGTCGACGTGACCCTCATGGCAGGCGATGCGCAGCGGCGTTACACCGGTATTCGACACACAGTCAGCCTTCGCGCCTTTGTCTAGCAGCAGCCGTACCACGTCGACGTGGCCTTTCCGGCAGGCGACGTACAGCGGCGTCATACCGTCCTTCTTCGCCTTATTAATATCCGCGCCGTTGTTCAGCAGCAGCTGCGCCGCGTCGACGTGGTCTCTCTCGCAGGCGACGTACAGCGGCGTCCAGCCTTCCTTATTCGCATGATTAACGTCCGCGCCGTTGTTCAGCAGCAGCTGCGCCGCGTCGACGTGGCCTCTCTCGCAGGCGATCCATAGCGGCGTCTGACCGTTCTTCATCGCCCGGTCAACCACCGCGCCGTTGTCCAATAACAGTTGCGCAATATCGATGTGGCCCTGATGGCAGGCGATGAGCAGCGGCGACTGACAACCCTTCATCGCCTCCAGGTTGACATTCGCGTTTTTGTCCAGCAGCAGTTGCACTACGTCGACGTGACCCTCCTGGCAGGCGATGTGCAGCGGCGTCGAACCGTCCTTCTCCGCCCGATCGATCTCCGCACCATTGTTCAGCAACAGCTGCGCCACGTCGACGTGACCCTCCTGGCAGGCGATGTGCAGCGGCGTCGTGCCGTCGTTATTCGCCTTGTCAACCGCCGCGCCATTGTCTAGCAGCAGTCGCGCTTCTTTAACATGGTTGTTCTCGCAGACATAGTACAGCGGCGTTCGTCCGTTCTTGTCTGCCCAGTTGATCACCGCACCTTGTCCCAGACACGTAATTATTTCATCTTCTGAACCTTCCTTACATTTTGCGAATAACCGTTTTGCAAGTTTTGAAATATTCCAATTTTTTAAAGATGATTTATCAAAATTTGTTTCAAAAAACATATCTGTCATATCTTCCAATTCAGATACATTCCAATTATTAATTTCTGGTTGATTAATAAATTTTGTTTTATAAAACATCCTTGTCATATTTGTTACTTCAGATACATCCCAATTAGATATATCTTGATTAAATGCAGTTGCTTCATAAAACATCCTTGTCATATCTGTTACTTTAGATACATCCCATTTAGAAATATCTACATTTTCTAACGTCTTATTAGCAAATAATTCACTCATATCCGTCACTTGAGACACATTCCAATCTATAAGCTTACCATATTCCTTTCTAATATCTTTTCTCTTTTTGCTCCATGGGGTGGCAATATTGTCAATATAGTCTTCAATTGTGCTTTTTAATAATTCATTACTCAGAAATGGCGTATTATTAGAGAAGTGTGAACTATTTACTATTTTTTCCTTTATCTTTTGAGGTATTTGCCAAATGTTTTCATCTGATTCTTCAAGGGCTTCTTGCAAATTAGGAGGTGCAAGAGGTGCAGGAGGTGCAGATGGAACTATCTTATTGTCATTCGTTTCATCACTAGGATTCTTAGGAATTCTTAGAGCTTCTTGCAAATTAGGAGGTGCA